TTATTCATGCTCCAGGTGCGCTTTGTACCGATGTTCATTGACTTTGCATATCTGTACATCCAGAATTTACAGCACGTGGTACACGGTAAGTTGTTGACGCCGGATTACATCGAGCAGGCGCGGGAGGCGTTGAGCAAATGATTACTGGTAATTATTGAATTAATGTGCTATTATTGAGTGGGTTCTAACGCTTAGTTCCTTAACATTCATGCGCGGCGTGGTGGGAACACCTAATCAGCCGTGAGAGAACTTGTCCGGTACTTGTAGAAAGTGCATACCGAGCGGGCGAGCCGTAGCTGTCGGGTTTGTGTTCGGCTACCAGCAAGTAAAACGAGGCGTCTCTACACGCCTATCTCACGGGTAAATCAGGTTCAAATCCTGACGCATGAATTAGCAGGTTACCGTTCTGTCGCCGCTCCGCTTCGATGGTGCATATGCAACGCCGTGAAGCATCGGCAAATCCGCTCCGAGCGTAAAAGGCGCACGGGTAAACGCCAACTGAAAAACGGGTGAAAATCCCTACCGGAGCAAATATTGCAGGCTGTTTTACATCACCCTCGTGACGAATGAGGGAACCAGCCTGCATGTTGTAATTACAGGGTCGCTCCCTGTTGCACGCCGGCTAACATGCCGACCATTGAGACACCGTAACCCGTTGGGGCGGTGTCTCGCATTTAACAGCCGAAGGTAGGAATTATTGTGACATTTAACTTATCGTTGTTGATAAGTTATTACCATGAGTTTAGGTGATATTACTTATCCGTTAGGTGATTCGATTATGGTCGATTGTATAGATCAATGAACGATATTTGTCGATTATAGTTTACAAAACTATAAATTACTTCTGATTATTTTTAGTCAAGGGTCGCCCCTTATTCAAACATGAGCGCATTAGCGCTATTTAACATCATATTTGGTATAACCAACCATAATTAACAAGTATGGCATGTCATAGCCATGATTTATAGCCATAAAAACATACTGCATAGCATATTACACAACCTGTTTTCACGGTTTACTATATGCTATTTTAGACTTTGCATATTTGTAAATATTGCCTATTGACTTTTTGAAACCACTTGTTATACTGATATTAGAAATAAAAACATAACAGAGAGGAGACGCAATGATAAACACTGGACTTGCAATTTTCATCGTACTGGTTTTTTCAGCCGGATATCTACTCGGCACAAGGGGGGCACGATGGCAGAGATAAGCAAGTTCCCTGAAATCCACGAAGAAGAAGGTGGGTATCGGATTTACTCGCGGGACGGCAAGAAACGCAGCGTGATCCTGTACAAGTCATTGGCTGACGCGCTGACTGCTGAAGTCTACGAGGGCGTGAAGTTTGAGCCGGTAAAGCAGGTGGAATCATGACAGAGATCATGACTTATCCGCCTGCGTTTTGTTTACGGCCTACCAGCCGCCGCACCTGGCGCGTTCACGAATTGACACGGGAATACAACGAGATCGCGCGTCGGGCTGACGAAATCTGGAATGAGTACAAGGCAGCGATCTACTCAAACGACGAGACCGCGCTAGATGAACTTGAGAAACTTGCCATCCAGACCGAATCCAGGCAGTTGGATTTGTACCGCTTGATCGAAGAGGAATACAGACTGATTAGAGAGGAGATGAAATGAAGTCAGAACAGTTAGACAAGTTAGCAGCAGCATTAGCACAGGCACAGGCTGAAATGCCCGCAGTACCGATGAACGCGGTCAATCCCTTCCTGAAAAACAAGTACGCTGACCTGGCGGAGATGATCCGGGTAGCGTCACCGGTGCTCGCCAAACACGGCCTGAGCATCAGCCAACAGCCGGTGAGCGTAGACGGTCAGATCGGAGTTACCACCACGTTGTTACACACGAGCGGGCAATGGATCGAGGACACGATCTCACTCCCGCTCGGCGACGAAAAGGGAAAATCTTTGGCACAGGTTGCAGGGTCAATTATAACCTATCTCCGTCGCTATTCCTTCGGAGCGATCGTGGGACTGGCAACGGACGAGGACACAGACGGCAACGCGCCGGCGAAGAACCACGAACGGCCGGAAAAACCTTATCAGGCGAAACCGGAACCGCAGAAGGCCAATGGAAAAATGACGCTTGAGTTTGCGCTTGCCGAGACGAACCGGGACGGCGTGAAATACGGCGACATTGATACCGAGACACTCTCGAACATGGCAAACGCGCTGGCGAAAATGCCGAAGCGCACGGATGAGCAGGAGCGCAAACTGACTGCAGCACAAACAATTCTATCCGCTCGCAACGGCGGGTAACACGACTCCTCCAAGCGCCCGGTGAACGCGCCTCAACAACGCGGGGGAAACACGACCGGGACGGGAGGGGAAGGGAGAGCAGAGATGGACGTAATCGTGATGGAACGAACTCGTGAAGGATGGCCAATAGGACCACGCGCAATCCGAATATCTGACAAATGTCCGGTGTGTGGTGGTCCTCGTGGCGAACCTGTTGACAAGCGGTTTTGCGAAGATGGCGAGTGGTATTCGGTGAATACCTGGACCAACCCGTGTGGCCACGTTGACAAATACGCTGACGTTTTGCAGGAGGCCGGACAATGAACTGGCTTGATTACAACCCACGAAATGACAGATACCTTGACCCGCCGGACGAACCGACACACTGGGAGTGTGACAAGTGCGGTGACGTGTTTGACGGCGGCGACTTGAACCACAACGAGGGCGGGTACGAGTGGATATGTGACGAGTGCCTGGAGGAAGTCAAAGAGAACGGTGATTATGCACTTTGGCTTGAGGAAAATATCGGCGCGGATATGGAGGACGAATGAAAATTGAAATCGACCAGCACATTCTCACCACCGTGAATACTGTCATGCTCCGCCACGTTGGTTCAGCCAACCGGATCAGTTACGACGAGCTGACGACCATGATGTACGGCAAGCCGACCGACAATAACCGGCGCAAACTCCGTGCGGTGATAAGCGCAATCAACGGGGATCCCTCCAACGGCGTGGTGATCTGCTCGGACCGCGAGGACGGCGGGCTGTTCATGAACGGGAGCGACCAGGAGGACATTGAGAAACACGTCCATTTCGCGGCGCAGGAAGAATCGCAGGCCATGAGTACGCTGCAGAAGGTACACGCGTACAAGTCGAAGATCAACAAACTCTACGGCTCGGACGTGCTGAACCCGTTACCGGGACAGGGGAGGTTGTTGTAGATGGCCGGCTATTGGCTGAAACTCTACACAGAGATTTTAGACGATCCGAAATACTACCGGCTCAGCGATAACGCGAAACTCGGAATGTATGAGTTGATGATGGTAGCGAAGAAGGTCGGGCAGGACGGACATTTACCGAGCGTGGACGATATTGAGTTTTACACCCGCCGGACTGTGTCATGGTGGCAGCCGGTTATTGACGAACTCAAGGCTATCAACTTCATCACCGATAACACAACCGGTCTCGTGATCCGTAAATTTGAAGAGCGCCAAGCGGCAATACCGAGTGACGAAAAGCAACGCAAATACAGGGAGGCGCAACATAAAAAAGATTATTCCGGTTACGAACCTGTTACGGACGCGTTACGAAAGGTAACGGAGAGTAAGAGTAAGAGTAAGAGTAAGAGTACAGAGGAAGAGAAAGAGAAAAACGGTGCTACCTCTCTCACCCAGCAGATGATCGAATCTGTTATAGGAATACCACCGGCTAATTCATCCGACCTCAAAGCGCTTGACGAAATAGAGGCGCTTAATCCAACCCTGCCTGATATTCAAGCGGCCTATTCCTGGATTTCAGGGCAAGGCAAGCGGGTGAAATATTACTCGTCACTCGTCGGGCCAATCCGCACGGCAATCGCAAAACGCGTACAAAAGCCCATGGCGACACCGCTTGACAGGTCGAAGGCTGCAATTCTAAAAGCCATGGCTGAAATGAAAAACGAGGAGGTATCAAGTGGCATCTTCTGAAACGGTTTCAATGATTATGGGCGTTATGGCGCACGCCTACCCGCGCTATGAATTATCGGCTGACTCGGTGAAACTCTACGCTAAGTTACTGGCTGATATTCCCGGTGAAATTCTGGAAGCGGCGGCGCATCAGATCATGGCTGAAAGTAAATTCTTCCCGTCCGTCGCGGAATGGCGCGAAATGGCGCACAAACTAATGACCGGGGCGCATAACATCCCTACGGCATACGAGGCGTGGGAAGACGCAATGAGGCAGGTCAACTTATGCGGGGAATACTACCGCTACCAGTTCAACGCGCGAGTCCCGGAATACTCGCATCCCCTTGTGGAGCGCGCCGTCAAGGTGATCGGCTACCGTCACCTTTTGGAGTCGGAAAACATAGCCGTTGACCGGGCGCACTTTTTCAAGATTTACGACTCACTCGTGAACCGGGCTGAGGAAGACACCCGGCTTTTACCTGACGTGAAACAGGTGAGCGCAAAGTACCTGGAAGCGGTAGGAAAGTTGACAAAACAACTGGAGGCGGGGAAATGACAGCATTATTTGAGGTAATCGCAGTCCGCGACCTTTTGATGCGCGAACTCAACGCGGGATTATGGGACGGCGAGAGTTGGGACGCGCTGTACATCATGGCACGGGATAACGGCTGCCCGGAGATCGCGCGGCAGGTGGCAAGGTACATCGAACACTACGGAGGCGGGGCGTGATGGAACTAACCGGAGACTTCACGTTATACGCGATTATCTGGATTGTGGGGTGTGTCGTTATGGCAGCCGGTATCGTGGCGCTGCTGGTCGGGCTGGTAATCGAGAGTGTAAAGAGGAGACTATGAACATCAAACTGACAGGAATTGTCGGCAAGCCGGAATCCAGGTACACGCCGGAAGGAAAAGCGGTACTCACCTTCTCGCTGGGGATGTACACGGGGGGTAACAAGGAAGCGGGCTACAAAGAGAGGGCATGGGTACGCTGTGAAGCGTGGGAGCAGTTAGCCGAAGCGAACTCCGCACTCGAAAAGGGCGCGACTGTCACGATCACGGGTCAGGCGAAAACGCCGAGGAAGTGGACGGACAAGGACGGCGCAGAACACGCGGCGGGCTTCGAGGTGGTGGCGCGTGAGATCGTGCAGGGTGACGGGTTCAAGGTGGACGCGCCGGATCAGGAATACCCGTTTTAGGAGGATGGGGATGAAAACTATATATGGTCTGAAACCGGATATTCACTTCAACGACTGGATTATTTTTCCTTACCTCAGAGTGTACGTCGAATACGAGGCTTGGGGATTTCTTTTCGGGTGGTTATTCATCGAGTTTAATGTTTCGTGGAATAGGAAAGACCCCTACTACGCCGCAGAAGAAAATTGTGATGACTGAAATAGACGAACTCGTGGTGCGCATCACGAAACTGGAAAAGCGCGTGGCGAAACTGGAGCGGGCAACCGCTCCGGCAAGCAAAAACCCGTCCGTTGGCGTGTACTACCGTGACGGGAAGCCGTTGAAACGGAAGCCGAAAAAGGAGACAGAGGGATGATAGCGAGACCGCTTGATTTGAGTTACGAGGAATTGGAAAAACTTGCTGACCATTGCAAGAGAACCTACAAGAGAAACTGGCTTGACAGATATATAAAAATTCTCGGAGTTAAGCCGATTGTAGCCGGAAACCTTGACGCAACAATTATTGAGATTGTGAGTAACCGAACATCCTACCGACAAAAAGCATGGCGATTGCAGAAACTTTTTGACAAGGAACGCGAATCATGACCGCCATCACGCGCCTATCCAACGACCAGGGCGACCAGCGACCCGTGTTGGCGCGGGTGTACGTGGTACGGGATGAAGCCGATGAGAGCAGGGCGATTGAGCATTACACGAGCCGGCATGACCGCGTGCCGGAGCGGGTATTCGTGTGGCGGGGGATGATGTACGTGGAGGAGAGATGAGCGAACTAAAAGCGTGTCCGTTTTGTGGAAATTATAAAGGTGATGAAAACAACGATGCCCCGCATATCTGTTTTAGTGTCCTCCGCGATGCTGAACTTGCTCATTGCGAGGTATGCGGAGCAGAAGTTCACGCGCACGGCAAAGACCCGCGAGTTACTTGGAACACCCGCCCCATCGAGGACAAGTTGCAAGCCGAACTCGCCCGTCTGACTGCAGAGCTGGCGGAGTTGCGGGAGCGTTTTGATGTTACGGATGATTTGCTCAATCAGGCAACCGTGACAATCGGAGCAGTAATCGCCTGTTGCACCTATAACAGCAACGAGGATGCGAAGATTGGTATTTACGGAATATCTCCAGACGCCTTCACGCGGATTGACCAATTCATCACAAATTACAACCGTGCTGTTGCTGATGGCAAAGTCAGCGTGGATGTAAAACCAGTTCAAAGACCAGCTGACCCATCTCTTGAGGAGGATGAATTTGATAGCATGCCAATTGAAAAAATAAATCAATATCTTAGAGAGCATGGATACAATCCCGAAAAAGTTGGTTTACGCGGAAAGATACTGGCTGAGGCGCTAACCAAAAATATTATTGCACGAGAGATAATCCAGCGATTTCTCAATAACGAAGGTGGTTGCAGGTTCTGTGATTATGACAAGTATCTTCCGTTGGATGCCCCGAAAAATGGACACGAGGAAGATTGTCTTTATCTCGCTGCCCGCGCTTATTTGGATAACGATACCAGCACAGTTGTAAAGCGTGATTTATCCGATGCTGAAATTGAGGAGCTTGGAGCGCATGAAGCGGAAAGTAGGAGTGATAAATGAAACCAGAAGACCGCAAGCGGCTGAAACAGCATATTGAAATGATTGTGGAACACAGGATGCCTATCGTTTTTTGCCCGAACTGTGAGAAATACGTAGAGTGCATTCATACTGCTGAATTTGAATTGTACGAGTGCAAAGAGTGCGGTGAGGACTTTGCGAGATATATTGTGTCACGCCAGCCGGCAAAATCTGATGTTTCAATGACACAGGATGTTTTAACAGATATTAAAACAGGGCAATCCGTTGAAAATACTAATCCTGATTATTATAAAGACGAACTGTATCTTGACGAAGATTTTCGCACGCTTGCCAAAACATACCCAGCGGATGTTAGCGCAATTGGGGTAACGACATTGATTGATTATGTGGAGGCGGTAGAAGCCGAACTCGCCCGCAGAATAAACGAGTTACATTACGCTAACACGGTATGTATGGAGCAAAAACATAAACTCGCCAGCCGTGACGAGGAGCTGGCGTTAACCGAGAAAAAACTATGCAACATTGACAGGTCAGCGAGGGAAGAGATAGCCCGCCGTGACGAGATTATCGCAAGGCTGAAAGAGGACGGGGAGAGGTTGGCGTCTAATTACGTTATTGAGGCATTTCCTCATGAGTGGGTATGTCGTGGTGGCTGTCATCACTGGGCGAGATTTGGTGAACAGATTGACCATGCCCCCGACTGTCCCATCACCCTACACCGTGCGCTGATGAAGGAGTTGGAATGACTGACTATTCTGGATGGACTGACGAACAGGTGAACGAGGCGATATTCAAGGCAAAGGGGTGGGTAGCCTTACCCCCGCCTGCTGTCCCAATGTGGCAGAGACCGACTAAATCCGATGTGGATAGTCGGTTTTGGTATTTCTCTTTCCCTCCCGACTACACCCACGATTGGCGGTTATGCGGTGAGTTGCTGGAGGAGATGAAAGAGGCTGACGTTAATTTGCAATATTATCCCACCCTGAACAAATGGGGTTGCGAGTGGATTCAAAACTCTTACGAAATTGTAGAAGTAGAATCAGACACTCCTCAACGCGCAATCTGTGAGGCGTGGCTGGCGTGGAAGGAGAAGGGATGATAACTATAACGGTTGATCCAGTCGTTATTATAGCGATTGTCGTTCTAATCGGGATTATGTGTTTTAGGTGGCGCGGCAATCAACAATGCTCTGGCAGACCGGAGCCGGAAGAATGAGCGAACTCGAAGATGTGCTGGCGCTTGAACTCCGCGCTCACGACGTACCCGAACCGAAACGGCAGTACCGTTTTCACAGTAGCCGCCGCTGGTTGGCTGACTTTTGCTGGCCGGAATCGCGCCTCATTGTGGAGGTGAATGGCATGACCCACGTTGCGTCACGCGGGCATACCAGTTACGCCGGAATACACCGCGACTACGAGAAGGCCAACGGAGCGCAGGCGATGGGGTACAGGTACTACCAGTTTGACCGTGAGATGGTCGAGGACGGCACGGCCATCAGGCTGATCTGTGATTATCTTGGGAGGTGTGATGAATGAAATACAAGGCGTATGGATGGTGGAATAGACAGCGTGACGCGGGGTGGGGCAACCTGCATGACAAGGGCGCGTCGTTTGAGAGTATTGCGCGTGACTGCCATTATTCAGCGGAGCAGGTAAGACAATCTGTGAAACTGCATAAAGAACGCCTGATAGAAGAATACAAGGCGGACGCGGATGATTTGATTAGCGGAGGTTATATCTGATGACTGAAATCGTTTGCAAGTGTGGCACGTCACGGCTTGAGGATGTTCAATGCGCGGAGTGCGGGGAGTATTTCAAGGCGGGATGGATTCCGGTGAGCGAGAGACTGCCGGAAGCTGGCGTAGAAGTGCTTTTATTTGATGACCACAGCGATTATCTAACAGACAGACTATTACGGGTAGAAAACGGAGAGCCCGTTTGGATGTGCGATGACGATTACGTCACTCATTGGATGCCATTACCTAATCCGCCGGAGGCTGAATGACGGAAGTTGAAAAGTGCGAACTCAAGTTTGACATGGACTTGGTATTTGCTGCCCTCCCTGAAACACACAGGAGGGCAGCGCTCCTGTTTATGCGGGGGTACACGCAGCAGGAGGTGGCTGACGCGTTGGGGGTTCATAGAAACACGATATGCAACTGGATGAAGCAATTTCGAAGATTTTACAGGGAATATTGTGATTAAACGTCTATTTCGTGCCTTATAGATATTGAGGACATCATGCACCATAAATGCGTATGCGGAAAAAACATCGTTGGAAAGAACGAGTTATGCGCTGAATGTCTATCAATATACGGCGCTGATAGGGCGGAGTGGCCGGCATGGCTAAAATTCTACGTCAATGACATGAGACGTGAACTCAGACAAGAGCGCCGTATTGATGAACACGAAATCACTTTCACAGATTTAGGAGTGTACTAATGGCAGGACTTTTGAGATCACGCAAGTTTTGGCTGGCGGTGTTCGGTGTTATTCAGGCGGTTGTGTTGTTTTACTTTGACGTGCCGGAAGAAATCTGGCAGACCATTGCCGCGCTGATTGGCGTCGTGATTGCCGGTATCGCCATCGAGGACGCCGGTGAGAAGGCGGGCGGGGGAGTTGGATAGTTGACGGAGTATAAAAACCGCATCATAGGGTCAGGCGTTGAACCGCTTGACCAAATACTTTTTAACCCGCGTAATTGGCGGGTGCATCCGCTTAACCAGCAGAACGCGCTCAAGGGCGTACTCGAAGAAGTCGGCTGGGTGCAGGAAGTCATTATCAACCAGCGAACCGGTCACCTCGTGGACGGGCATTTACGCTGTCAGTTAGCGGCAAGGGAAGGCACTAAGACCATCCCCGTGAAATACGTTGACTTGAGCGAGGAAGAGGAGGCGCTGGTGCTGTCAACGCTTGACCCGATAGCCGCTATGGCGGCAACAGACAGGGCGAAGCTGGATGATTTGATGCGGGGGATACAGTCTGATAATGAGCAGGTGCAGGCGCTTATTAGTGAGATAGCGACTAAAGAGGGAATCATACCGCCTGACTTTGAGCCAGTTGGAATTGACGAACAGGTCAGGTTAGACCAAAAGAAAAAGGTTATTTGCCCGGAGTGTGGACATGAGTTTACACCTTGATTGGTGTAGCCACGAGGCGGCTAAATATGCAGTTGAGCATTGGCATTATTCAAAGAGAATGCCGAGCGGAAGAAATAATTATATAGGCGTTTGGGAAAATGACAAATATATTGGTTCGTTTATTTATGGGTATTCAATTAGTCCGCACTTGGGTTCTTTGTTTGGATTAAAACAAACTGAAGTCACAGAACTAAAAAGAATTTCCTTAAGGGAACATGAAAATCCGGTTACTAAGATGATAGCAAGGTCAATAAAAATGATTGTCAACAAAAACCCAAGTTTACGTTTACTTGTTTCTTTTGCGGATACAGAGCAAGGACACTTGGGGGGTATTTATCAGGCGTCTAATTGGGTTTATGTTGGGGTTAGTATAGTTCAGCAAATGCTTATTAACGGTCGGTGGAGAAACGATGTTCACGCTAATCGAATGTCGGGATATCCGAAAAGAAAAGCGCCAGCAAAACATAAATATCTTTATCCGCTTGATAACGAAATGAAAAAACAAATTGAACCACTTAGACAACCATATCCAAAGCGCGGACGAGGCGAAATCGATAACGCACCCGACTCCAATCGGGAAACTGGCGGTGCAAGTCCGACCCGTCCGCTCCTTGAAAGTGAAGTGACATAAATGGCATACCGTACAGAGGACATCATCAAGGCGCTGGAAGAAACTCACGGCATGATTTACCTTGCCGCGAACGCGCTTGGATGTTCACCTCATACGATTTACCGCAGGGCTGAAAAGAACGCGCACGTACAGGATGTTATTGACTCGTATCGCGGCAAACTTATTGACAAGGCGGAACTGAAACTTGAGCAGGCGGTGATGAACGGCGAGCCGTGGGCGGTCACGCTCACGCTGAAATCGCTTGGCAAGAATCGCGGTTACGTCGAGCGGCAGGAGGTCACGGGGGCGGATGGAAAGCCGATGAATATTCGCTGGGTAGACGTTGAGGGTGATACTGATTGACGCTACTTTCGAGTTACATCACGCGCAGTACATTATCAACTCGTGCGATTCCCGTTTCCGGGTGGTATCTGCGGGGCGTAGGTTCGGTAAGACGCGGCTGGCAGTCCTCGAATGCTTAGCGGTTGCGAACGAGGGAAAGCGCGCCTGGTGGATCAGCCCGACTTACAAAATGAGCAACGTGGGCTGGCGACCCCTCCGGCAAATGGCGAGCCGGATTCCCGGCGCTGTGATACGAAAGGCGGAGAGGGAAGTCGTTATACCCGGCGGCGGGCTTGTGGCTGTTAGATCGGCTGACAACCCGGACGCGCTACGCGGTGAAGGGCTTGATTTCGTTGTGATGGATGAAGCGGCGTACATTATGCCGGAGGCGTGGATAGAGGCAATTAGACCGGCGTTGTCAGACAGGTTAGGGAGGGCGCTGTTCATCTCGACCCCGCGCGGGCGTAACTGGTTTTGGGATATTCACCGCAAGGGTGGAGTAGAGCCGGATTGGTCATCGTTCACCTACCCGACAAGCGCGAACCCGTTTATGCCTGCGGGTGAGATCGAAGCGGCGCGGGCTGAATTGCCGGAGATCATTTTCAGGCAGGAATACCTGGCGGAGTTTGTGGATAGTGAGGGCGCTGTCTTCCGGCGGGTACACGACGCGGCACGCCTTGAACCGCGAGAGCCACAGCCGGGGCAGTACGTGGGAGGGGTAGACGTGGCGGCAAGCGTGGATTACACGGTTATCACCGTACTCGACGCGCAGACAAAAGAGATGGTCGCCATTGACCGCTTCAACCGTGTGGATTACCCGGTGCTCGAGGACAGGATCGCGGCGTGTTATGCGAAGTGGGGACTAACCGGCATGGTGATCGAGGCGAACTCGATCGGGCAGGGAGTCATTGACCACCTGCAAAACAGGGGCATGAATATTCAGCCGTTCACCACGACCAACGCAACGAAGCACGGCATTATCCAGAGCCTGCAATCCGCGTTTGAACACGGCCAGATAAAGATTATTGACGATCCCGTATTAGTGGGGGAACTCTTGAGTTTTGAGAGCAAAAAGACAAACAGCGGGAATTTTACCTACAGCGCGCCGGAAGGGCAGCACGACGATTGTGTCATGTCACTTGCCCTCGCCTGGTACGCGGTAGATAGGGCGCAACCCGTGATTCTATTCGGAGCGTGATTATGAAATTATCAACCATGCAAAAAGCAACGAAGGCGCTGGTCACGCTTCCAGCCTGGCAACAGCAGGCATTGGCGGACGCGGGCAACTTTACCAATTCGATTAGTTCGGTAGCAGAGGCGTACTCGCAAGTCCCGCTTATTTACCGCGCGGTCAAGATGAGATGCGACGCTATTTCGAGCGTGCCTATCCACATCTACAAGGGGGAAACGGAAGTCGACTGGCCGTTCCCGTGTGAGATGCGGGATTTGATTTGGAAGACCGAAGCCGACCTGCTTGGGGCTGGAATCGCAACCATCCTGAAACTCCGCAACAAGGTGCGAATACTTGACCTGCAACGGCTCAACCCCTTCACAGTTGCCGTGCATTACGACGCGGCGTACGGGCTTACCTTCTCGCAGGCGGGAAAGGTATGGCCGGAGTCGGACATTATTTACATCAAGGAGTTTTCATACTCCGATGACATGACAAGCGGAAACTCGACGGTGCAGGCGTGCCTCAACGACGCGGCGCTGATGAACTTCCAGACGCGGTTTGCAAGCAGATTCTTCGAGAACGGCGCAATGCCGATCATCCTCATTTCAGCCGATGGCACACTGGTAGAGGATGAAACAAAACGGATTCAAAACTTCTTTAGCAAGTTAGCAAGCGGAGTCGGCAACGCCTGGCGCGTGCTGGCCACGAGGACAAAACTAACCCCTGAAGTTGTCAGTCAAGACCTCGACAAGATGACCATGCCGGAACTTTACCAGCAAGCGACCTCGA